CATGGAGATATGGAGGATAATCTCACCGCTATTGCAGAATTCTGGGGCATTTACTTAGATCGTCACGTCCATCCGTCTGACGTAGCAATTATGATGTGCCTGTTAAAAATAGCACGTCAAAAATCAAACCCAAAAAACGCAGAGAATTATCTTGATCTTGCAGGATATTCAGCCTGCGCTGGAGAGCTATCGGCACATAAGACAGAACCAGAGCCTGTCGTTAAGTTCCAAGGCGGCAACGTATGAAGACTGATGCCAAAATTTAAAATGAACATAATGATTGCAGAGAAGGATAAAGAAAATTTTGAGAGTTTCGAGTATGAAGTAATGTGTTGGGTAAAAGATTTGAATGACTTTGAAGAGGTTCAAACAACTGCCAACGACATTATTAATCAACAAATAGAAAACACAAAACGCGAAATTCTGTTTGGAAGTGCAAGCGTAATAATAGAATCCGAAGAGGTTATGAGTATTGGGTTTAAGAACAGTAACGCAGACCCAGAAGATGTGAATAAAATTTTAGATTTATTCGAGCTAAACGAGGAGACAATACATTGAACGATATACCAACAGCGCCAAAGCCCATGAAAGAATTGGCCCACATACTTAGTAAATTTGGGTGGAATACAAGATTTTCTGACCTTTCAGAAGAACAAGTGCAGACACTAATATTTGGCATACAAGAATCAAAAAGTCTAGCAGCGGAGATTGACATTGGAAAACTCGAAGACACCTACTTTAAGTCAACAGGCACTTGGCCCTCTACTTCAATCCCATTCTAAAACTGATCCGGTAGCGGATCATATTAAGGAAGCAGTAGACCAAGCAATAGTTGCGAACGAGACAAAGAGAGAAAGACGCGCCTACATTGGTGCCTCAAGTATTGGCGATGAATGTTCTCGCAAAATACAGTATCGTTATCTCAACTATCCTATTGACCCAGACAAAGCCTTTACGGCACGCACATTGCGTATCTTTCAGTTTGGGCATGAGATTGAGGATTACACCGCTAAGTGGCTTAGAGACGCTGGTTTTGACCTTAGAACAGAAGATAAGGACGGAAAGCAGTTTGGCTTCTCAATCGCTGACGGAGAAATCAAAGGACACATAGATGGAGTTATTTGCGATGGGCCTGTGGCTATGGATTATCCTAGCCTATGGGAATGCAAATCAGCCAATGACAGCAAGTTTAAAGCCTTTGTTCGTCACGGTGTTACCAAAGCAAATCTAACTTACGCTACTCAATTAGCTCTATATCAGACCTATATGGATCTTCATGAGAACCCTGCGTTGTTCACAGTTGTAAATAAAAATACGTCAGAAGTTTATTATGAGCTTGTGCCGTATAACGGTAATCTTGCTCAAGCGGCGAGTGATAAAGCAGTAAACATATTGACGGCGGCAAAAGCTGGTGACATTCTACCGCGTATTGCTCAGAGCAAAGATTTCTTTTTGTGTAAGTTTTGTGAGTTTAGGGAGACTTGCTGGAAGTCATAAAAAAAATGTGAGGTGCGCTTGGTCGGCGGCACCTCACATTAAACGAGCAGGACAGGGTAGATAGGGGTAAACTAATGAATGTTTTAAGTTTTGGCAAGTCTTCAAAGGACATTGCAGACCGTATTTCTAGGGATGTTCCTAGAAGTGTGCAGTTGCAAATATTGATAGATACATACCCAGAAGGCGTGGTTCGTGGAAAGGAATTCTTCATAGGATCGTTGCGAGGAGAAGCTGGGAAATCTTTACGAATTAACATTGATCCAAGCAGTCCTTGGTTTCTTAACGGCAAAGACTTTGAGTCAGGTGACGGTGTTGGTGGTATTCTTAAAATTCTGAAAGAAGGAAGGGGTCTGTCCGTACAAGAAGCCGTAGATTTACTTTCAGATTACGTTACACAAGACTACGCTCCACCTCCAGAAAACATTGTTAAGCCGAACAATTTACCCACACCGGAGCAGGACAAAGTTGTACCTATAGAGCAAAAGGTACAGATCGGCCCTAATACTCCATTTCAAAGCGAATACATATATACTGACAGCAATGGCGTAGTTCTAGTTTCGGTAAGAAAATACTACGAACAGGATACAACTGGAGGAATTGTTCGGGATAGCTCTGGCAAACCTAAGAAACAATTCCGTCAGTTCATGAATGGTAGGCAAGGAATACCAGAGCCAAGGCCATTGTATAATATCCCGAACATTTTAGAAGCTGACAAAGTTATATGGGTTGAAGGCGAGAAATGCGCTGACGCTCTTAATGAGCTAGGATATGTAGCTACATGCACTATTGGCGGTGCAGGGATGCTCTCTGAGAACACAGCTTACAAGTTTGACTTTACTCCGCTATCAGGCAAAGAACTTATACTGTGGCCTGACAATGATGAAGCTGGCAAGAAACTGGCACAAATCGTTGAAGCTCAAGCCAAGCAGGCAGGCGTCAAATCAACTTTGATGTTAAAGATACCATCAACAAAGTCAGATAAATGGGATGCGGCTGACGCTGTAGACGAAGATTTTGACATTGATAAGATGATTAAGTCGAACGAAAACAAAATTAAAAAGCAAATATCTCTGCTAGATGATACGCTTTTGATCGACCAATACTTTGTTGGTAAGGCTCCAGAACAGAAGTTTCTTATTGGCGATACAATACCTCTTGGCGTGCCATGTGTTTTTGCAGCGGCGGGTGATAGTGGTAAAGGCATGATGACACTCGATCTTGCCATGAAGGTAGCATCTGGCGCATCAATGCAAAGCTCGTTCGGTGGTCTAGTTGCAGAGCATGGTGACGTAATCTTAATCACTGCGGAAGATGACAAAGACGAAATGCACAGGCGTATCTCTAGGCTCGATCCTAGTAAATACCGCGAAAGCTATGAGCATAAACTGCGTATTCTACCATTGCCAAACCTCGGCGGTGTATTTCCTATCATGCAGAAATTTGATAACTCGTACTTAATGGGCGAAGAGTTCTCTCGCATATACGATCAGATGCTAGAAATGAACACGTTAAAGCTGATCATAATTGATCCTATGGCATCGTTTGTTCACGCAGATGTTAATGCTGATCCAGCGGCGGGTGCCGCGTTTATGAGCCTACTAGCACAGATGGCAACCGAAACAGGCGCTACTGTCATGGTCAATCACCACATGGCAAAGATTAGAGATAACGATCCCGTCACAACTCCAGAACAGGCGCGTAATCTTATTCGCGGTACATCTGCTATTGTTGATGGCGTGCGCTCTGCGTTTGCAGTCTGGTCTGTAGATGAAGGCACAGGGCGTCAGCGGTGTCGTGATCTGCAATTGGATTACGCAAGGAACGCTGTATTCGATGGTGCGGTTGTTAAATCAAACGGGCCAGCTAATCGTGAGATTAGGCACTTCATTCGTAACCCAGACACAGGATTGTTAGAAGATCGCTCTATGGATATTCGCTCATTAGCTATGTCCTCAACAATTCGTGATCGCCTGCAACATATTGCAGAATTTGTGCGTATGCGTGAGGACGAAGGTCGTGCAGTCGCTCATGGTGGTAGCGATGGATTATACAATGCTGTGAAAGAATCAAACTCTGGTGAGCCATGCGTTATCTATCTCAAGAACGCAGGAAAATCATCAACTATGGGAGACGCAATAACAGAGGCATGTAGACTTGGTTTAATTCGCAAGTACACAATGACCACAGGAGGATCAGAAAGATGGCTCGGAACTATGGACGGGCCATTCTCTCGTGGCGAATACGAGCGTCAAACAGGTAGAGATAACATTTGACACTAAGTGGGAGTATGTGGTAATAATACCATATTAATAGGAGGAATAAAATGGATGATGAATTAACGCCGTTTCAACTGTCACAATTAAAATTTTTAAGACAGCAAGTTGATCGTTTTCAAGAAGAGCGTTGGACAAAAGGTAATCCTAGAGCAGAGAATGATTTCTTTGAGGCTCGTCAGGAGCTAACTAATTTTGTTGAAAATTTAAGAGGGGCGGGAAAACTAATATGAATACTCAATATGAAGAAACTTACGCTAAACTTTTTCAAGCACAAATAAAAAAAGACGAGTTGGAAAACGTAAGGTTTCGCGAAATAAACAAAAACAGGTGGGCATTAAATGATTTTAAGAAAAAAGATAAAAAAATTGCCCTAACAAAACAGGCTAAGTTAGTAAACAAAATGTTGCGTAAAGGTTGGACGCAAAATGATATAGCTCAAAGTCTGGGTAAAAGTAAGAATTCTATTATACAGATACAATACTTCTATAATCTGCCAATAAAAGAATGTCTTAATACATAGGTTGCGCTATTTGGCTTGCCATTTGGCCTACCTGTTGTGGCGCATACGGATTAGGAACCCCTTGTGATCCTCCGTATCCCCCGTAACTCTGGTTCGGGCCGTAACCACCATATTGCTGTGGTTGCGGTTGAGCCGCCTGATACGGGTTTTGCTGGTATCCACCACCACTTAATCCATACTGTTGATAAGGCGTTTGCTGTGGCTGTTGACCATAGCCGCCTGCAAATTGCTGTGGCTGCTGCATAGGATTAAAACCACCCATAATTCCATTCGGGCTACCCATGTTATTGATGTTTGGCCCTAAACCCCCTGAAAAGGGAAGTTGGCCCCTTGGCTCCATGCCATCAGGACTAGCGGCACCTATGCCCATACCTAACTGTGGTTGTACGTCTTGCCTTATCCGGTCTAAAAAAGGATTAGGTGG